GTAGAGATGGATCGTGGGCTGCGGCTCCCCGCGTCCCCTTGGCTAGCTAGGACCCTTTTCTGCATGGGTGCCGGGCGTTGCGCGACCATCATTGAATCTCCCCTCGGATGGCCGCGGCAAACCGACGACGGAAGGCCGGACCGAACTCACGCAATGCAGTAGCTCGCACACCAGCCACGAAGCCGAGTCGCGGAGGGATGTGGATCGGTCGCTTGGTGAGCAGCCATAGCACGTCGAGTTCGCCCTCGTGTCCGACACGGCGGACGATCAGCTCATTGCCGCTCTTGAGTGGCAGCACGAACGTGCGACGCTTGCCCTTCCGCTTGCCTCCTGTGAAGCCACCGGAGACCGATCGACGCAGGTTGATGCCCAGTGCTGCCGGGTAGAGCTTCCGGTCTATGGGCGTCGTTGTGGGAAGGTCCTGACCACGGATGAAGAAGGGGTTGATGCCCGGCGCGAACGTGCCGCCTGCTTCGTGGCGCGTGAGGATCTTCGATCGGGACTGTGCTGCGGTCACCGTGTCAGGCCCGCCCACCAGGATGTCGGCATAGAGCTTCCCCTTCCTGGCGAAGCCGCCTCGTGGGATCTTGATGAACCGCTCGAGGAAGCTCTGGCTCTTCGGGCTCCGAATGGTGAAGGTCTTGGGTAAGGCAGCACGACGCTCGGCCTGCGCTGCCTTCACCACGTCATTGAGTGCCTGCGCGGTGGCGAACTCCACTTGCCTCAGGACAGTGGCGCTGGCCTTGATCAGGGCGCTGGTGTCGATGCTGAGTTGGATCCTCATGGCGCCACCTCGAGCGGCCGCTGATCGCTCCAGCTGAGATCGGCACGGACCTGGTCGCCGGTGATGGGCGCTGGGTCTTCGAACGCGTCGCCCTGCTCGATCGAACGGCCGACGGACGCCGTCAGCGCGGCGAGGGGCGATCGTCTCGGGCCACCGGTCTCCGCGCGGCGGCGGATCTCCCGCTGGACGATCGGACATTCCGGATCGTCGCGGAGCATGGCCGCCATCTCATCGTCGTTCAGGTAGAACCGCAGCATCTTGGCCCAGCTGCAGTCGCAATGCAGGCGGCCGCCGAGCCGAATGAACCCGGGATGGGGGTTGCCTGGTGCCATGGCTCGGGCGACGTCCGCCGGCGCCTTCGGGCGGCGCCACCAGAATCGCCCGACATACTCGCTGCCGCAGCCCTGGCAGGTCTCGCTCGAGCTCGAGCCCCGCGGCCGGCGATCGGCATCCCGCTGTGTGATCTCCGCGATCGCGTCCAGGATCTTCCGCGGCGTCGGGTAGTGTGGCTCGCGCTCGATGACCAGGTCGACCGCGCGCTCGACCGCGAAGAGATCATGGCGACCGAGGCTCCGGGCCAATTCCTCGGCCTCGTTGATCCGATCGGCCTCGTTGAATCGCTTCCGGTATTTCCGATCGAGGCGGATGACGAGCGGGAGAATCTCAGAGGCGTTCATGACACTCTCCGCTGCGCTTCACGGCGCCGGAGCTCGGCCTGGAGCCGCGCGACCTGCTGCTCCTCCGTCTCGGGCCCGTGGTGCGTCGCCGGCTCCCGCATCGCGCCGCGCACGAACCCCCGCAGCAGCTTCGTCGAGATCGCGCCCGTGCCCTTCATGGCCAGGTCGCGCAACGCCTGGCCGATGTGCTCAGCCGTGGCCCCTGCGCAGTCCGGCCGCCCGCCGTCGAGGATCATCCCGATCTCATCCCGCAGCGCCTGGGGCCGGTGCGAGGCCCGGATATGGGCGTCGTAGTCCGGCTGGTAGGCAGCAGGGAAGCGGTCCCGTGTCGCGTCAGCATCCCGCCCGGCCGGCGGTGGCGGAGCCGCCCGGGGCGCGCCTCGCGCGCCGGCGTCCGCCCTCATCTCCGGCATCCGAGGGTCCTGAAAGGCTTGAAGGGCCTGAGACTCCGAAGGTCCTGAGTATCCGGCCGCCTTGGCATGCCCAAGGTTCGCCTTGGGCTCTCCTTGTATAGGAGGAGGTTCGCCCTCCGTTGGCGGTGGGATCCGGGACGGGGCCTCCCGGGGGTGTGGTTTCTGCCAGTCCAGGAACGTCGGGATCCAACCAAACTCCTTACCCGACACGACATAGCGTACGACAAACCCGCGCTGCTCGAGCGCCTCGAGCACAGCCGAGAAGTCGACCTCGTCGTAGGGCAGGATGTCCGGCTTGATCTCGCGGGGGCGCCACCGGAAGCGGCCCTCGCGATCCGCCACCGTCCAGAGCCCCGCGAAGCCGACACGGACCGGCAGCCCGGTCTCCCGCTCAGCATCGAAGAGCCCCGCGTGACGAAAAAAAGAAGGGTGGAGGTGGCGAGTCCGTCCCATCAGCCGAACAGCTCCTCGCTGGCCCGGAGCTCGCCGCGGCCGACGACGTGCACCAGCTTCCGCTGCGCCAGGCGCTGGATGTAGGGTGTCGCGGCTGGAGCGCTTGTAGCCCGATTCCTCCGAGAGAGAGTCCCCGGTCGACCGCGCTCGGGTACGCGGAGCAGACCGCCTCGAGGATGGGTCCGCTCGCCACCAGTGAGCCGCCCGAGCCAATGCCGGCGGAGCTCGTCACCGGTCGGCAGCAGTTCGAATGCCGAGCCCAATGCGTCGACGCCGGCGTCAGTGGCCAGAATCGCCTCGGGCGTGACCAGGATCAGGCCCTGGCTGCCGAGCCGCTGCAGATAGGTATCCCTCGAGGAGCGCTTATAACCCGTCAGGACGGTGAGCTGCTCCCGGGTGACGCCGGCCGGGTGCTGCGCGATCGCGATGAGGATCCGCCGCTCGCCGGCGCCGAGCGGCGCGGAATTAGCAGATTTCGAAATTCTGATATTTCGGTCCGCGGGCATGGTTCGACGGGGTGTGACAGGCGGGGCCGAAGTCGAGACCGGGATTGCGGTTGGCCTGGACACCCGGACGGACAGAATGCGGGCGGATTCCAGTGATTCCTTGACCAGCGTCCAGACCTGCCCGAGCTCGGTCCGGATCCGGTTCACTTCGTTGATCGCCGCGACGGTCTGCTCGGCGATCCCCTCGAGCTCCTGGAGCGTGGCTGGCGTGAGCACCGGCACCTCGATCGGCGCCGGCGGCGGGGCAGGGGCGACCGTGCGCGCTTCGCTCGCCTTCAGATGCCGTTCCAGCTCGGCCACCCGCTGCCGAAGGATCCGCGGATCCTCCGCCTTGGCCTTCTCGATCGTCGCCGCCATCTGCCGCTTCAGGGCATCGACATCGACGTCGGCCAGGTTCTTCGGCTCGACCGGCTTCACCCCGGGCACCGGGGTCGCCCCCGAGTCGAACGTCTCGATCGGCAGGACGTGGACGCGCTTGAAGATCCCGTCGACCGTCGGCCACCCGGGCGACCAGAACCACGCATCCCCGATCGGGAGCGAGGGCAGCGACGCCATCAGGGTCGCCCGTTGTTCCGGCGTGCCATGGACGTCGATCCAGGCATTCATCGCCTTGAGGTCCTGCGGTGCGATCGTGCGGAGCGCGACGAGGACTTGCGCCTGGGTGAGCACATTCTTGTTGAGCACCGCCGAGCGCTGCGTCACGAGCACGCACCCGATCCCGCGCTGGCCGCCACGGCGGACGATGTCCTCGGCCGCGCCCAGCATCCGCTCTTCCCCTGGCATTGGCTTCTGCGGGGCGATCGCGTCGGCCTCGTCGATCACCAGCATCACTGGAGTGCGGTTCGCTTCGCGCGCTTTGAGCCGGTAGAGGGCCTCGAGGAAGGCGGTCATGAAGACCGCGACCTCCTTCTTCCGGAAGAGCGACAGATCGAGCAGGACACTGACCCGCTCTTCGACCACCAGCTTGGCCACCACCTCGCCAGCACCGCTCTCGAGCGGCGCGTCACCCCGTTCGCCCCCCAGGATGAGGATCGGCAGCCCAGGCCCGCGGCCGTCGGCCGATGAGCGGATCCCCCATTGATCGCCCTTCGGGTCGATCAATACCACCTGCTGCTTGGCCCAGTGAAGCTGCTCGGCCAGGCGCCGCATCGTATAGCTCTTGCCCGCCCGGCGCTTGGCGAGGATGGCGATCGTCTGCGTGACGACGTCGAGGGGGAGGACCAGGTCCTTCGCGATGCGGAGAGTCACACGAGCTCGTGGAGGTGAAAGCAGTTCGGATGGACGTTGATGTATTCCCCGCGTGGAGGGAGCAGTATGGCCATCGTGCAGTTATCCGGCACGAGGTCGTACCTAGCATCGCGGATCTCATCCCAGGTCGGATAGCGGCTCGAGTGCGAGATACTGAGGTGCCACCCGTGCCCTGCCTCCCACGCCACCATGACACGCAGGCCCTCGACCGGGGAGTCCCACGCGCGAAGCCATCGTTGCGCGCCTGGCTGCTCGGCCATCCTCTTCTCAACGGCAACTTGCCGGAACCACTTCTGGTTGCGGATGCCCGGCCAGCCCGGGAAAACGATCGCGAGAGCCGTAGCACTCATGACCGGTATGCCCACAAACCGAAAGGAACAATCTGGGACCAACTGAACAGCGGTTTCGGGTCGTTTCGGGAGAATGGCGGCAGAAAAGCGCCCGCATTCTGCGGGATTGTCCTATATATAGGGCATGATTCTCGATCCTGTCCCCACAAAGTTGCAGGTTCGAATCCTGCCGCCCCAGTATTCCTAAGCTGTTGCATCTGCATCGCTTCCCATTCCAGCTGTTTCCCGTGAAACATCCTGTGGGGCCATCTTGGGACCATCTGTGTCCAAGGTCGCAAACGCCGCCCTGACCCGCTCGTCCCGTCCCCGCATGTACTTGCTCGCGACCTGCAGGCTCGTGTCCCGGATCGCGGCCATCGCAGAGCCAATGTCGCCAGTCGCCCCCAGCACGTCATTGAAGAGCATCCGTCGGAGGCTGTGGGAGCCCTTGCCCCGGACACTCTCCAGGCCCGCCCGGTGCTCGGCGGCGTGCAGGGCGACCGTGAGACTCTGGACGCTGTAGGTCTCGTGCTTGTTGCGGCGGCTCCCGGCGGGGAAGACCCAGCCCGCGCCGGCGACCCGTGCACGAATCACCGCGAGCACCTCCCGCGTCCGTGTTCGAAGCGGGCTCATCTCGTCCTTCCCCTGCTTGTCCCACTCCGGGCGCCAGTGGATCGTGCCGGCCTCGAGATCGATGTCCTCCCACCGGAGATGTAGGACCGCGTTCACCCGCGCGCCCTGGAGCCCGCAGAGGGCGAGCACGCCTGCGGCCCGCCACGTCGTGGCCCCACCGAGCGGGAGCTCGCCCAGGATCGCCGCCAGCTCCTCCGCGCGATACTCCGGGATCCGCTTCGGGCGCCGATCCTTCGGGACCTTGTAGCGGTAGTCCCGGACGTCGTTCCGGCTCACGTGGCGATGGGTGCGCGCCCAGGCGTAGACCGTCTTTACGGTCTGGAGGATCCGGGACACCGTGTTCGGGCCGAGCCCCGTGACGTCGAGCGCGGTCCGGAAGCTCGCCATCGTGTCGGGGCCCATGTCCTCCGCGATCGACTCCCGCCCCACGAACGCTTGCCACTTTCGCCAGTAGTCGCTGTAGAGCTGCTGCGTCTTCGCCCGGAGGAGTGGAAATTGATCGGCCACATAGCGCCGCCAGACCTCGTCCGTCCGGATCGGGATGATCACCTGCTGCCCGCGGGCGGACGCGAACCGCTCGGCCCACGCCTTCGCCTCAATCCGGTTCGCGCGGGTGTCCGGCCAGGTCTTCTTCTTCCGTGCCCCGCCATCCGGCATGGACCAGCGCACGGTGATCCGCTCGCCGTCGGTCGAGACGGCGACCCGCTTTCCATGGGGGCCGAACCGCGCCAGCACCTTCGTGGTCATGAGGCCCGCGCCATGCGCTCGGCGTCGGCCTGCGCGGCCTCGGCGTTCGGGCGCTGCGGGATCATGACCTGCCGGTACCAGCGCACACGACCTCGTTTCTCGGCCATGCCCTGGGCGACCCACTCGGTGAAGTGGCTCCGGAGCCGGCGCGTTTTCCAGTCGCTCCGCAGGAGCGCTTCCGACTCCGACAGCCAGGTGAGGTAGTCCGCCGCCGCCAGCTCGATCGCATCAACGAGCGCGTCCAGGCTCTTCGCTTGGGCGCGGTGCCCGTGGAGCCGCAAGGCGTTGGCGTGCTCCTTCGCGTCGGTCAGGACCTGGTCGAGCGTCATCAGGCGGCCGCTCCGTGGAACCGCGCGGCGAAATAGTCGTCATCGAGGACGGCGCTGGGCTGCCCGAACTGATCGAAGACGCGGACCCGGAGTGCGTAGCAGTCCGAGGCGTCGAAGCAGAACCACAGCTCCACGAGACGGTCCAGCTTGTCCTCACTGAGGCGGTTCGTGACGACGACTTCCGCCAGCTCGAGCATGGTGACGGGGTAGCCCCACCCCTCCGCGAGACCTTCCGGCACGAACCGCCAGGCGTCAGGGAGAATTCCTGCCTTGAGGCAGTCGGCCCGGAGGTGGTGGCGTTCGTCGTAATCGTCGCCCGTACAGCGAAGCCCCTCCAGCAGCGAGGCTCCGAAGCGGTCCGCGCACCAGCCCTGGTGTAGCAAGCGGCCGAGGACAATGCGGTGCGACTTGGACAGTGTCACTTCGCGAGCCGCCGCTTCCGGGCCCGGACATCGGCACCGGCGACCCACCACTCGCCCGCCTTGACGTGAGGAATCTCCCGCCCAAGCGGCTTGGAGTACTTCACCAGGCGCCCGACACGATCGCGGCGGATGCCGGCAAGATCACCGTCGCGGATCATGTCCTTCACATGGTCGTCCGAGCAGTCGAGGACCTGGCCGGCATCGTCGATCGTCATTGTCACACCCCCATGTTACCAGAAGTGCCCCGGTCGCCACGAGCCTCGCGATCCGCTTCGCTGAAAGCTTCAACGCAAGGTCAGTCGCCCGTACGTGCCGGGGCCCTAGTTCGTCAGTGCCTTGAGCATCCGCCGGAACCGTTCCTCCGGCGGGATGCCCGCGATCGCCTTCTGCACCTCGGCGCAGTCCTGCGCGAACACCCAGGCGAGAATCGGGTGCGCATGCATCGGGGGCGCGGTCATGCCGCGGCCTCGGACTCCCTGAGTACTCGGTGGCGAAAGCGCCCCGCGAGCTCGAGCGTCGTGGCCTCGACCTCGCGGCAGGCCATCGCCTGGGCACGGTTATCACAGAACCCGCTCAGTCCTTCCGGCTCGAGCAGCATCCGCACCCGCTCCCACGTGTTCCGCGGACCGATCTTCCGCAGCGGCTCCGCACGGTGCCGACGCAACGCCTCGGCTCGCAACGCCTCGAGCACCCGCTCGGCCCGGGGATCCTGCCGCCACCGCTGATACCAGCCGATGTCCGTCCCCTCGATCGGCATCGTCTGCTGCTCGCACCCCCGCGCCGCGACCTCCGGCCGGCGCTCGTCCCGCGCCGGCGTCTCGTCGAAGAGCGGCATACCGGCGAGCTGCTCGGCCCGCGTTGGCGGCGCCGGATCGTCGGTGATGAAGCGGAGCGACCGACGCGTCATACCCTCTGCTTCCATACCAACAGGACCAGCCCGAAGGGCGGGCGCTCGTTCGGACCAATCGCCTCCTGACCCGGCCGCAAGAAGCGGGGGCGGCCTGGCAGAAATTGCGAGCGGAGCCTGCCGCGAACGTCGCGAAACGGCTCCACGCGACGCTGCCACCAGCGTTGCTCGCATCGGTTGTTCGGCAGGAGCATCACAATGCAGTGGCAGTTCTCGGTCTCGGCCCACGCTTTCGCGACCCAAGGCTCAATGTTGGAGTATGGCGGATTGCACCAGACGCTCTCGCCCTTCCACGATTGCCGGAGTCCGTCTGTCGCGAGATCGTAGAACCGCTCACACTTAGCGTTGTGGCCTGCCGCTGCCACGTCGATCGAGAATGGACCGAAACGGCGCTCCAGCTCCACGAAGAGCACGGGATCGGTCTCCCGATCATCGACCGAGTCCGTCACCCCCTGCTGCGGATGATTCTTGGCGCGGAATCCAACCAGGGCGGTCACTTCCAGGGCTCTCCGCAGTGGATGCACTTGTCCTTATGCGCGCTCGTCTGGCCGCATTCTTCGCAGCGCCGGCGCGGCGCCGGCCCGGTCGATTCAGCCTTCACGTCGCGCTCCGGCCAGGCGTCGGCCTTTCGCCAGTAGTAGATCGCCTGGACCGTTTCGCCGACCTTCGCTGCGATCGCCGCGATCGTCTTCCCCTGGTCCCAAAGCGCCCGGGCCTTCGCACGGTTTGGGTTGGGGGTGCCGCGGTGCACAATGGGCGCGGATCGCTCCTTCGCGGGCGCCGAGCGTTTCGCCTTCACGCTCGGTCGCATCGTCTTCCCGTTCCGCGGGGCTGGAAGCGCCTTGAGCGCCGAGGCAGCGAGCGCGACGACCGGCGCAGACCCGTTGCCGATCGGCGCCAGGTCGAGCAGCGCGTCGATCGCAACGGTGATCCGGTCGCGGTACGACTGCAGCCCCAGCACGATGTCGCCCAGGTTCACCGATCCCCCCCCCCCGATTTTTCAAGCATGCGCGGCCTCCGCGCGTTTCCTCAGCAGGTTGGCGACGGCGCGGTAGCGGATGTCGACCTCATCCGCCCAGCGCTCCGCCACCTCGATAGCCTTCTCCTTGAACGCGCCCTGCAACCGATCGGCGACGGCAGCAATGCCGTCGATCGCGAGCGGCCGTTCGCGGCGCTGGACGTAGCTATGAGGCGCGGTGATCATGCCTGGCTCCCTTCCGTCTGCAGCGCGCGGTATTCGCTGATGGCCCGGGAGAGCGCGCCCAGCTGGGACGCGAAGGGGTCGAGTAGTAGCTCGCGCCGGCGACGGAGCACCCACACCGCCGCCTCGTGGTTCGGATGCGCCGGATCCGCCGCCGCGGCCTCGAGCTGCGCGAGGTGCTGGACGTGCAGATCGGGCGGACGCGTCGAGGTCATGACGCGGCGTCCTTGCTCTGCCGCTTCGCCTGAATCGCGGCGAGGAGGATCGCGGCGTCACCCTGGGTGAACACTTCGATCGCCTCGTAGCGCTCCGCCCCGAGAGCCTCCCGTTGGAAGGCGACGGCCTCCGACTTGGTCCGGATCCCGATCTCCTTCATGCCCGCGATGATCTGGTCCTGCTGCTCGACTGTGCGTGGCCGGGCACCGGGATCCGCCGCGCTCTCCGCCTCGGCCACCGCCTTCTCCATCTCCTCTTCGCCCACCAGAAAGCCCGTGGCCCCGGTGGCCTCACGCGTGGCCAGGACCTCGGCCCGCTTCCGGGCCATCGCGATGACCTGGTGCAGGACCTCGCGCGCGTCGGTATAGATGAAGCCCTTCCCGCTCTTGGCGACGAACCGCTTCTCCACCGAGGTGCAGGCGCCCTGTTTCGTCGCGAGTGGGATCCCGGTCGGACCGTAGATGCCGATCGTGATCTGGCAGCTGCAGTATTCGGCCGTCACCACGGTCTCGCGATCGAGCTCGCGCGTGGTCAGCCGCAGCAGCCGGCGCAGCTCCTCGGCGCCGGCCTGCATCAGGATCGGGTTCTTGAACGCCTTATTGGGATTGCCGTAGTGGACGTTTTCGACCAGGACCTCATCGAGCAGCCGCAGCATCCGCGCCTGCTGGAGCTTGAGCTGCGCGATGCCCCGCTCGAAATCCTCATCCGACATCGTGGCCAGGGTGGCCGCGGGCCGGTTGGCGATCTCCATGCTGGCCGCCTCGCGGCGGATCTCGAGCGCGGTGCCGGCCTCCTCCGCGGTGGGCAGCGGGGCATGCTCCAGCGTGTGCACGACCTGCGTCATGAGCGTCTGTCCTCGAGGTAGGGGTCCTGGCGATCCGGAATCATCGGGATCGCCGGCATCGTCAGTTCCTTCATGCGGACCGCGATCGGGGTGATCGAGCCATCGCAGCGGCCGCAGCGATCGAAGGCACTCGCGCCCATCGTGCCCTTCGGGGCGGAGCGGCGGAGCGGCGAGGCGCAGCTGCAGGTCGTCATGCCGCGGTCTCTTTCTTCGCGGGCTTCACCAGCCGGAGACCCGGCAGGACCAGTCGGAGCTTCGGCTTGCTCGCCATGAACGCGGGGCGCGCCAGGAGCACTTTCCGGAGGTGCTCCGCGTCCAGCCGCATGACGACGGTCCCGCCGTAGGGCCCATCCTCGAACCAGACGCCTCGATGGTCGGCATCCTCGGCCAGGACCTGGTCAATCGCCGCGCGGCGGGCATCGGGCAGGAGGCTCACCAGTTCCCTCGCGCCTCGCTCGACATCCCGGCCTGGCGCAGCGCTTCCGCCGCGATCTCCTCGTCGGTGCCCCGGATGTAGCCCCAGTCCTGCTGCCGCTTCGGACGGCGGCTGACCTTGGCCGCATGCGGCGAGACGGGGCGATCCCGCCGCTCCCGGAGCGTCAGGACCAGCGCGAGTCCGATCCAGAGGACGAGCCAGCCGGCCAGGAAGGCGAACAGCGCGGCTTCACTCATAGCGATCCCAGTCCCGCAGGAGGAACCAGCCCACGCAGAACACGATGGTCGCCACGATCACGCCAAGCACCACCGCGCCGATCACCTGGCCGGTCACCGCATCCTCCGCCGCCAGTCGTGGCGCCGGCGATGGTCGCGCATCGCATCGTAGACCACGAGCCCAGTCGCCATCGCCACGACCGCCAGGGCGAGCCAGAACCCAAGGGGCAGGGCGTTCATGCGAGCCGCGCCTCGAGGCGCGCCATCAGGGTCAGCTTCTCGCTGATTTCGCGGGCCAGCACGCCGCGGTACCGGCGCAGTTCTTCGACGCTTTCATCGGCCAACGCCAGTGATTCCCGGGCGGCGTCCTCGCTTCGATCCGTCGCCCCGTGGCGCAACCAGTCCTCGCGGTCGAGCGCGTCGACCGGCGGGACGGGCAAGGTCATCGCATGGAAGCGCACCAGGCGGTGGCCGGCATGGTGCCGATAGCAGGCCGTGGCGAAGGCGCGCACCACTGCATCCGCGCGCCGGAGCGCCTGCCGGGCCGCCGCGGGCGAGCGCGAGCCGAGGAGCTGGGCCAGCGTGTCGATGACGGCGTCCTCGGAGCGGTGCCGGCGTCCGGTCATCACGCGACCGGACTCTCGATCGCCCCAGCGGCGTGCCAGCGTGGATCCCATGTCCGAACGCTCGTTCGTGGTCCGCGCGGCCTGGTGGATTCTGGTGGTCATGCTGATGGCCCTGCTCCTGCGCCTGCTGGGGCCGGTGCTGCAGACGGTGGTGGAAGCCGTCGGGCGGATCCGACGGGCGATCCCGTGACGCGCGGCATAGTCAGGCGGCGTGGCTGAGGATCTCTTCGACTTCACGACGAACTGCCCGGCGGATGAGATCGGTCGTGTTCACATCGAGATGTTCCCGTTCCGAAAGCACGCGGGCCGCTTGCTCGATGCGCTCGTAGAGATCGCCGTCCCACCGGATCGTGAGACCCTTGGGCGGGCTAACCTCTGATTCGTTGCGGGGTTCGGTCATGCCAGATACCTTGCGTTGTGATCGGTGTAGCTACGTGACACGAGCACAGTAACGCACCGCGTTATTTCGCGCAAGAGGGGTCACGTGTCCGCATACCAAGAGGCGGTCTTGGCCTGGGTGCAGGCGGCGTGGCGACAGGCGTGTCCTGGACGGGAATTCACCATACCCGACCTCGCCGCCAAGATCGGCATGGAGACCCCAGCGCTCTATCGAATCGCGAACAGGGAGGGGGAGGCAACCCAGGAGACGTTGAACAAGATTGCCCATGGTCTCCGCGTCGCCGTGCCGGCGCGGGAGACGGTGCTACGAACTACGGGGGACGTTCAGGAGCCACGGACCGCGTTAGAATGGGTCCGCGCAGCCCAGGGCAACCTGGAGGCCGCTACGCGACGCCTTGAGGCCGAGGAACGGGGCGCGAAGGTACGCGCATTGACGGGGCAACGGGCGAGGCTTCGGAAGCGGAAGAGAGACGCAGACGGGGAGGAGCGTGGGGCGTAAAGTCGATCAGCTCGAGCGAGCCACCATCCTCCGCGCCCATCACCGCGCCGAAATCGAGGCATCCCAAGGGCCGGTGAATACTCCAGACGTCAGGATCGGCCGGCTCGTAGATCAGGTAGTCGCCATTTTCAATGCCCAAATGGGGAACTGGGCGCCGGACGCGCCAGATGTAGCGGACATTCATAGGTTGGGTCTCCCGAACGAGAGCCGAAAGTATCGCATGGGTGGGGAGCGGGCAAATGCTACGACGGTGTCCTGAAACCGGCCTGAATTGATCGCGGGGGTGCGACAATGGCGGAGCCCGTTTGTGCGGAATGCGGACGCGTCGAATCGGCCCACTATTTCCAGGGCCGTCCGCTCTGCGACGGGTGCTTCGGGCGCGCGACCGGGGCCCCGGTGGCACCGAAACGATTGGAAGACCCGCCCGTCGCCGCCGAAGATGACGAGTTGACGTGCCCGGCCTGTGGCTCCCATCGGGTGCATGCCGAGAAGCGGGGATGGACTGCATGGACCGGGATGATCGGCGCGGGTAAGATTGTGCTCACCTGCCTCAAATGTGGCCATCAGTTTAAACCTGGAGAGGGATGACGCGCCTCCTCCCGACCGAAGCGATCCCTGAGTTCGCGGTCGATGTCATCGGCGGCCCCCAGGACGGCGAACGCCTCCTCCTGCACAACCTCCGCCCGGTGTTCATGGGAGGCCAGCTCGCCGGCTATCTCGCGGACGATGAGCCGACGCCGACGGAGGCCGGCGCCTATGTGGTGACGGCCGAGCTCCGGCTCGAGTGGGAGCCGCGGGAGGAAGACGAGAGCGATGACGAGGGGTGAGCCCCAGCTCGCGCGGCTCCGCCCCGAGCGGGCGAAGTACTACCCGGGTATCAACGCGGCGACCTGGTTCCCAGTGGTGATAGCCGACGATCTCGGCGTGCGGGTGGATCTCGGCCCGGGTCACGGGAAACGGGAGCTGTTCGTGTTTCATGTGGACGTGGAGCTGCGAGACGCATGAAGGCCCGGGACGGCCTCGAAGCGAGGGCCGCCGGGGAATGGGCCCGAGCAAAGCTGGCATTCATCGACTATTTCGGGTCCGCCGCGATCGACGCGACGCTGAAGAAGAGGGATCGTGTCTACATCGACCTCTTCGCTGGACCGGGCGTGAACATCCTCGAAGAGACCGGCGAGGAGTTCGAGGGTGCAGCGCTCCGCATTCTCCAGCGCGTGGGTGTATCCCATCCCGAAAAGAGCTTCACCGCCGCCACCTTGGTCAATATCGAGCGCGAGGATCACGCGGTACTCAAGGAGCGTGTGACGTCGCTCTGCCGTGCCGGCCGTTCGAAGGTGCCGGAGGCGAAGCTCGACCACCGCCTGGGCGACGCGAATGCCCTGATCCCGTCCATCCTGTCCGCCCATCACCCGCAAGCCTACGTACCGGTGTTCGCCGACCTGGAGAACCCGAGTCAATGGCCGTGGTCCTCCGTGGAAGCGCTCCGGGACGGTGGCCACGAAAGCCTCGACCTATACCTGCTCTTTCCGTTCGAGATGGGGATCCGTCGTCTGCTCAACTTCCAGGGCGGCCCGGTCTGCACGCCCGGGAATGCCACGATCTTGGATGCGTTCTTCGGTTGTGATGAATGGCGCCCGATCGCGGAGAGCCGCGTGACGCAGACCCAGAGTCGCCAGATGGCAAGGGAGTTGGAAGGACTCTACCTCAAGCGGCTGCTACGCCACTGGCAGTACGTCCAGCGGACCGCGGTTATGCACTTGGAAGGTCAGCGGGGACTATACCGGATGGTGTTCGCAAGCGACCACGAGGCCGGGAAGAAGTTGGCCAGGTGGGCCAGTGCGCGCGGGCTCGTGGATCGTGACCAGCAGAGCCTAGATCTGGGCGGGCTCTAAACTGACGGGATAGTCGCTCCACGTCCGCCCGTCGAGCTCGCGGCCGCCCGACTTCGGCGTCCGTCCACCCCATTGCTTCCAGAAGAACGCGACCTCCTCGGCACGGCAGAGATCGCGCAGCCCGCGAGCCCATGCCGGATCGCACGGCCGGAAGTGGAGCCCGCTCTCCCCCCCGCCGATCACCCAGTGAATCCCCTCGAGATCGAGCTGGTCGACCGGACCGAGCAGCGGCTCCGCGCTGATGAACCGGACCGCGGCCGGGATCTCCCGGAGCTCGTCGGCGCGCTTGGCATACTCCATTGTCTCGATCGAGGTGCCGAGCCAGACGTTCTCGGGCCAGGGCAGCGACGCGGCGAAGCGCCGCGCGCGCTCCGGCCGCTTCGTGAGCACCTGGAACTGGTGCCAGTGCGCCTGGGCCATGATTGCGAACACCCGTTGGATCATCCCGAGGGTGAAGTGCGCGTGAAAGACGTCGCTCATGGAGTTGACGAAGATCCGCTTCGGCGTCTTCCACCGCAGCGGCTGATCGAGCCGGGCGTCCCAGAAACGGGGGGCGAAGGGATCCGCCCGGTTGGCGGCGGTCCCCTTGACCGGGGCCTGCGCGAGATAGGTCTCGCGGGTCTTCGTGTGAGCGACGGTATGGGCGTAGCAGTGGTCACAGCCAGGACTCAGCTTCGTGCACCCGGTCATCGGGTTCCACGTCGCGTCGGTCCACTCAATCCCGGTGCGGTCGCCCATCACGCAAGGTAGGGTCGGCGGACTGGTCTCGGCAACAACGGCCCTCATGGGTCGGGTTCACCTGCACCGCCTCGAGGCGCGCCTGGGCCTCAGCGATGTAGTCGACCCGCGGGAACAGTCGCCGGAACCTCCTGACCCAGCGGTCCGCCTTCCGCAGGTCCTCGATCGTGATGGCCTCGCGCATCCGCCAGCATAGCACCGGCCACTGTACCCAGTCTGAACCAACCCATGTCCGGTTTGCAGACGTGTGCAGCCGGCGATGGCGTGAGTGTGTCTCTTGACAAATACACGTTAACGTGTATATTCAATCCATGACACACAAGGCCACGATTTACAGCCGCCACGCGGCGGAACGCCTCAAGGAACGGGGCATCACGCGGTGGGAAGTGCAGGCGATCCTGCACCGGGGTATCTACCAGCAGGAGTTTTCCGAGGGCGAGCCCCGGCACTCGAAGCGGCTGGTGCTACCCGAGCGGCATGGGGAGCGGGAAATCATGGTGGTCTATATCGAACGCGCGACGGAGCGCGTCATCGTGACGGTGGAATTCACAGACGAACGGAGCTAGCTCATGCGGTTCACCTACGATCCCGACGTCGACGCCTTGGCGGTCCAGCTCGCCCCGGGCCGCAAGACGGCGCGACTGATCAAGCTCGGCCGCGGCATCACCGCGGACCTGGACGCGGACGGCCGGCTGATCACGGTCGAAGTCCTCGACGCGTCGCACTGGTACGATCGCCCCACGCTCGAGGGCCTCACGCGCCCGGGCCGGGAGTTCACGCTGGCCGAGGCGGTCAAGGAATCCGGCCTCGAGGCGTCGACGCTGCGGCGCCAGGCCGGCGCCGGCAAGATCCCTGGGGCGGAGAAGCGCGGCCGCGACTGGATCCTCCCGGAGGCGGGGCTCTGGAGCTACCTCGAGGGACGCGAGGCCCGCGGCCGTCGGCCGGCGACGCGGAAGGGCCGGCGGATCCGGAAGGAAACCGCCGGTGCCGCGGACTGATAGGCGAGGTGACTCCTATATATAGGAAAGCCAACGACTTCGGGTCGCGTTCGGGAAGGCGAGCGCCCCCTTGCGGGGGCGTGGAAGGAGAGCGGGCGAGTGGAGGGAGAACCCGGTCGGCACCGGGCTGGTGGGAAATGCTCACTCAGCCGCATCGGATCCAGCTCTCCGCTGGAAGCAGTCAATGCATCGATGCGGCTGCATCACCGAGAAGTCCAGGTACGCGGTCGTGATCATCTTCGGCAGCCGGATCACCCACACCAAGCGCCCGTGATGCTTCTCCGTCGGGGCCGGATCAGGAAGCAGCCAGCCCGTTGCCGTGATGATGCCGGCGACGAGGTCGGCGGGTGGCGAGACGATGTCGCCCCATGGGACCGCGACCAGGTCGATATCTCGTGCGAGCGAGCCATGCACCGCCACCGCGTAGCCCCGTTCCCGCGCGACCGTTCGCACGGCAGCCAGCACATCGAATAGGTGCGGCACAACCTCGTCGCTCACCGCGCGCATTCCTTCGTCTCGACATGCACGCCGCCGCGGAGCCAGCCGAGCACGCGGACGGATCCGCCGATCGTCACGTTGTTGCACCCCACGCCATAGCTGATCGTCGCCGCGGGATCGAGCCCGCGTTTGCTCGCGCGCGCGAGGCTCTTCGTGAGTCGCAGACCGAGGCCCGTGAGCTCATCAATGCGTGTGGAGTCGCGGGCCCGGCCGGCCAGGAGAACCGCCCCCAAGCGCGCGAGGGAGTCCGCCTCCGTCTGCTTCGCCGCATAGGCGATGCTATCCGCCTCCTCCTTCCGCCGCGTCGCCGCGCGTTCCCGCACGAGCGCCGATCGCACCGAGTCCACCGTGAGCCCCGCGCCGGCCAGCAGCTCGAGCGCGGCATCTGTGCGGAGCTCGGCCGAGTCGCGCTGACGACCAGCCACCGCGGCCCGCGCCTTCGCCAGGCGCGCCACGCTTGCGGCGGAGTCACTGGACCGCTGGAGGCCAGCGATCTGGACGGAGTCGGCCCGACGCGCCGCTGTTTCACGTGCAACGGCCTCCGCCCCCGCCTTCGCCCTCGCCTCCTTGAGGAGCTCCGCCACGTCCGGCGCCGGCCCGTTGAACGCGCCATGCCCGAACCAGCCCAGCGCGATCAGGATGGCCGCCGCCAGCGCGAGGACACCGGGCGTCAGTCGCATGAGATCTCCTTCAGGACGATCGCGGGATCCATGCGCAGCATGCCGCACATGCCGACGATCTTCACCTTGAGCCGCACCGCCTCGGTCTCGGCGCGGGCCGCCACTCGCGCGCGCGCATGCGCCTCGAGCGCCACGCCGCGCAGCACGCGGCGGAGCTGCGCGAGCTCGCGCCGGAGCGCCGCCGTCTCACGCTGATAGTGATCGGCCCGAGCCCGCGCCGCGGTGAGCTGCGAGACGCGCACCGCCTGGTGCCCCAGGTGGCGCGCGCGCTCGACGATCTGCGCGGGCGAGAGCTCCCTTAGCGCTTGATCCACGCCCCGCGCCCGAGTGGCTTCTTCCGGCTCTTGCCGGTCTTCCGCGCGAGCTTCGGCGGGAGCGGGGGCAGGCCCTTCGGGCCCGTCACAGCGCCACCCGGAACAGCGAGACGCCGCGGTGATCGAGATAGAGCCGCTGCCCGAGCGTGGCGCGATTCAGGAGCGGCACCTCGGCTTCGAACAGCGTCTTGCAATAGGGGAGGGCCAGAAACTCGTTCGGCATCCCGCGCTTCCCATCACCCATCGTGAACACCGGGCAATACTGCTGCTGGGTGAGGATCGAGAACGTCGCGCTGTGCGGCAGGATCTTGAGCGCGATGACGAGCGTATCAGTGGACACATCCACCACCGGCGGCTCCGGCGGCGTATCGGGCGTGGTGAAGCTGTAGGTCGCGCAGGCTACGGTGCTCAGGAGACCGCGGCGCTTGCTCTGGACGCAGCCGTTGCCCGTCGCGGTCGCGCCGATCGCGGGCTTCACCAGGCTGAACGAATCACGGAGCACGGTCGCGGCGCGGCGCGTGGCGGCGATCACCGTGGTGGCCCCCTGGCGCACGCTGTAGAGCAGCGAGTCCGGGCCGCCCGGGGCGGAGCTCACGTGGATCTTGACCCAGAAATTCGGCCCGGGCTGATTCGCCGTGGTCACGGTAATCCGGGGCGCCGGCTGATCCGGCGCCGGCGGACCGGCGGCCAGTGTGAGTGCCAGGAGAGCGGGGAGGAGTCGTTGCATCAGGGGCCTCGCGTGATTGGAACGGTGGTCAGTAGGGGAACGGCGGGCAGGGCGTGACGATGCCCTCATAGTGGTCGGCCTCATGATGCCTCCGGCGCCAGAGCCCTTCGATCGGTTTCCCGTTGTCGAAGTGCCAGCGCATGAACTGCCCGCGGACGCCGGCATCGTTCGGGTTCGCGTTCACCAGGCGGCGGAGCAGGGAGGTTCGATAGGAGCCGGCGCCGCAATTGTAGACCAGGGAGGTCAGGCCATCGAATTGGAACGGCGTGATCGAGTCGATCGTGAGCGCGTCGGTCTCGGCCTCGGCGTTTCGGAGATCGTAGGCGAGCCATTCATCAGCCTGTTGCCCGGTGCAGACGTCGCCGCGGAGCACGCGGCGGCCCTCCAGCTGCCAGGGCGGATAGCGCGTGGTCCCGTAGCCGATCGTCCAGACGCCGCCGGTATCGAGATAGGCGAGGAGGCGGAGTCCCTCGAATCCCGCGATCATGCTGCGCCCTTCGGGCGTGACGTGGATCATGTGCCCTCCGGCGGCGGCGCCCCGGAATCCAGCGCCTTGCCACTGACGAAGGCGTTCGAACCATTGAAGATCGAAATCAGCCCCGCTACGCTGGGGAAGTAGATGGTGACGACCTGCACCATGTCGGCCGTCAGCTTGCCGAAGGCGGCCAGCGTGAAGCAGCCGGCCATGACCAGCGTCGTGAGCGCGAGCCCGACCCGCGTCAGCGTGTATTTCCGACCGTTCGGTTTGGGCTTCTCAGGCGTCGGCGTCATTTCCGTTGGCCCTCTTGCAGGGTCACCGTGAGGACCTGCACCGAGGTGCGCAGGTCCCGTATGACATCCCGGAGGGAATCCACACTCACCCGGAGCCGGGCATCCATCAGGTCTCCCTGGTCCGCACGGTGGGCCAAATCCGTGATGGCATGTCGATTCTCCGTGATATAGGATCCGAACCACACGCCAGCGGTCGCCGCAAAGATGAGACCCCCGGTGGCCGCCCAGAGCAGTCCCCGCGTGAAGAGCCGGCGGACCTGCCGGAGCGGGATGAGGTCGTCTCCGGCGATAATGGGAGTCACGCGGCCCGGAGCGTCTCGAGCTCAGGGAACACGGACCGCAAGAGCACGGTATCCGCCGGCCGTTTCGCGAAGCGGTCGAACGCCCAGACATTTTGGTCGCTCTTGACGTCCAGGGCGACGCCGCCCCAGTCGGTGCAGGACTGCGCCAGGAGGGGCACGCCGGCGCGGAGCAGCCGCTCGTCGGCCAGACCGTCCATGCCGGTGGTCCGATCGCTCGCGGGCCAGAGCGCCCACCCGAGCTGCTCGAGTACGGACCGGGCGTAGAACCGTCCGACGCCGATCGAGCGGCCGCGGCGCCGGTTGCCTGGCGGATAGCCTGGCCAGTAGGCGGCCCGATGCGTGGCCGCGTTCCAGACGTAGAAGTCGAGGAGCCCGCTGTGGAGGACACCCGCCTGCATGGCGACCACCTGGCCTTGGAAGAGCGTGTCGGACACGAGATCGTCCGAGCCCAGGATGAGGACGTAGTCGGGCTCGAGGCGCTGGGCGGAGAGGCTCGCCGCGTTCCACTTGTTGGCGAGCGGCTGGTTGGGGCACCGGGCCACGAGGGTGGCGTAGGCGCGGGCGAGCCGCTCGTTCTCGGGATCGTCGGGCGAGACCACGGCCACGGTCACGAGCTCGACGCGGAGCTTCTCCGCGCAGGCGGTGAGGCGATCGATGCCCCGCCAGTAGAGCATCGAGATCCGCGGCCGCTGCCAGAAGGCGGTGAGGATCGCGACTCTCATTTCTTCTTCCCGCACCCGCCACACGGCCGGCTGACGATGGTCGTCGGCGTGGTGGCAGCGCGCTCGGCGATCGTCGGCGCGGGAGTGTCTACCGCCGGCGCCTGCTTCCGGAGTCCCGCGTTCTCGACATGGAGCGCGATGAGCAGCTCGTGCGCGCGCGCGAGGGAGGCCGGCATGTCTGACGCCAGCTCGGTCTCGTCCCAGGCGTCGTCGGCTGCGTTCCGGACCCGCTCGACGAGCTGGCCGTCCTCCCGGGCGGTGATCCAGCGGTCGCCCGGGCGGGGCTTCCGGGGCTTGCCATCGGCGACATCGACCTCGGGTTCTACTCCAGCCATAGGACGCTCCTGGGCGCCGGCTCCGGCGGCGGTTCATAGCCGACCACAACGACCACGCCTTCGATGTTCATGGTGCCCGGTGGCTCATAGCCCACCACGACGACCGCGCCCTCGATGTTCATCGCGGACTCCGGTTCCGCACCCGTGACGACGACGACGCCTTCGATCTGGACCTGGTTCGCCATGATGGACTCAGGTGTCGTTGAGGATGTCGGCCGAAATCGCATCCCGCGCCGTCTCGTCCCACGCCGAGGCGTCGCTGGGTTTTTCGGTCATGAGCTTGCTGTACGCTTTGGACGTGGTGGAGAGCACCACCTGGGGGCCGTAGACCTGGGTCCCATCCTCCGTCATGCCGACCTTGGCCATCGCACTGCCGCTGTCCTTCGACAGCAGGGCGATGACCTGCACGGAGCGGATCGGTTCGGTGGGATGCGAGCCGCCGGCGGCGATCCCGTACCGATCCTCGTCGCCCGGCGTGGCACTCGTGTTCTTGTCCGACGAACTGAACGGCACCTCGTCGACGTTGCCGTAGTTGTTGCCGCCACCGCCGGAGACGAAGTCCACCGCGATGTCACTGGCGAGCAGCTGCTTCCGCCCTCGCCAGTCGTGCATGATGTGGTAGTCGCCGTCGTCGCCATCGGCCAGGTAGATGTCCATCACCCGGGCCTCTTGGGTGCCGCCCGAGCCCGTCTCGTGACCCCAGATCGCGCCGTCGCACACGCCGGTGCCGCCGTTCTGGGTATCGGCCGTGGGCTCGTCCAGCCGCAACACCCCGTCGATCCACAGCTGGAAGGCCGCCGAGTTGCCGATCGGGCAGTCGACGGCATAGAACGTCGCGACGTTCAATGCGACGATCCCCACAGCCGTCGTCCCGATCAGGGCGCCGGATCCGTTGTAGACACTGATCGATCCGTCGTTGTTCCGGATCCCGTAGACGTGCCGGGTGGACGCCTCCATGAAGGAGAAGATCCGGAAGGGATGGTTGATCGTGTGGATGTAGGCGAACCCGGTGACCGGGTGCGCCAGCGCGGCTGTCCAATCCAAATCGGCGTTGACGACCGCCTTGACGAAGTTCCCTTCCGAGAACAGGCGGCACCCGAAATCCCCCCGGCGACCATACGTCGTCGCAAAGGCGCTGGGCGTCGACAGGGAATCGAACAGGCGACCGGCTCGGTCGGCATCGAAGAAGTGCTGGAACTTGATCCACGGCATCGGCTCAGCTCCTCACGTAGAAGAGTTGAAGCGTCGCGGACCGGCAGCTCGCGGAGCTGGCCACCGCAATCGTGAGCAGGGAGCCGGCCACCCACGCCGCCGCCCAGTCATCCGGATCCACCAGGGCGCCCTCGTCCTGGCTGGCCACGATCGCCGGCGGCGTCGCGCCCACGATGGACGCGGTCGGCTCGCCGGTGTCGGCCACCAGCAGATCCATCTCGAGGCTCGGTGTGGCGTCGTCGTAATCGATCAGGCGCCACCGGACAAAGCGCCCGCTCCCCGGCAGCTCGACGGTCATCTGGTGGCCGGCGACCAAGGCCAGCACCCCATTGCCCATCCGCACCGCGAAGCTCCGCACCGTGCCGCCACCCGGGCCGACGATCCACGCGTCGTCCTCCCGGAGCCGCATGATGACATCGCCATCGCCGTTCGGGTCGGAGGTGTCGAACCAGGCGGTGCCCTCGGCGACCGGCCCCTCCAGCCCGGGGTCGGTGTCCTGCCAGTAGCCGAGGGCGTGGATCGCGCCGGGGCGCGTGAGGCGCCGATGTTGGGGCATCAGGAGAACCGGATATGGGACCAGATGGATTTCACGCCGAAGCTCGCGCTTTCGGGATTCGACGTAACGGCAATCGCTCCGATGGTGAACCCGGGATTGTGCGCCGTGCGGATCGTGCGCCAGATCACCGAACCGCGAGGCCGGTAGTAGTACGACACACTGCTCGAACTAGCCGCGACGATACGCAGTTCTATCGGTGGCGTAGCCCCGTCTGACGCCAGCGGGGCGAACCCGGTGTCTACGTAAGCGGCCCCGGTCGTCGGCGTGCTGCTGCTGATTGTGCTGATGGTATTCAGGCGCGCGGCGGTCGCGTTGACGTGCTCGATATAAATGCCCATCGTCTTGCCCGGCGTGGCTTCCGCAATCAGCAGCGCATGTCGGCAGAAGTTTCCGTAGTTCTCCCAGTCTGTGATCTCGGCATCAATCGTGAGCGGTAGCGACAGCGAGAGGCCCGCCAGGGTCCAATACTGGCCGTTCATGCCGAAGGAGGCATTGGCCGCCGCCGAGATGTAAAGCGCACCCTTGACGGTCGTATCGGCGTCGATGACCGAGGGACTGCCGAGCGCGGTCCCGCCGATCGTGGACGAATTGAACTCCAGATCCGATCCGCCCCCGGGCGCTACCGACTCGACCGAGAAAGAATGGCGCCAACCCGCATCGCCATTCGAAGCAGAAATCTTCGCGAGTACCTCGTTGATGTTTCCGCCGTTCGGCAGACTCGCTCCCGCAGCCCCCAACGGTCCCACCGTCACCCCATTGATCCGGACGAAGGCGCCAGCGCTCGTCGTCCACCAGTCGCCATCCACCGGTGAGGTGGGCGCGGAGCCATGTGGCGCGCGCAGTGAGGCGATCGCCGTCGTCGACGCCGGCAGGATGATCGGCTTCGTCGTAGTGAGGTCCGCGGTGTTCTCCGTGACCGCACTGTCGCCGACCGCGGCCGATCCGGTGAACTTCGCCAGCTTCGTGGTGGTCCCCGATCCCGTGACCCCACCGGAGCTCAGTTGCGTGAACGTCAGGCTCGTGCTGCCGAGCGTGATGGGCGCGTTGGTCGAGAGCACCCACTGGGTATCGGCGTTCGCCGTGCCCTCCTGCACGTAGACCGACGCCTGGAGAATGTCCGCGGCGCTGTCCGTGTCCGTCGACCGGGATGCCGCGCCGGAGGCCGGGACGAGGTAGATCCCGTTCTCGGCGCCGGTGCTCTGGCTCGCCACCAGGACTCGATCGCCGGTCGCGACGGTGACGCCGTCATGTGTCGTCCCGTTCGCCAAGCCTCCGCCGGCCAGGTCGACGTTCGCCGTCGTCTTGCACCGCACCGACTGCTTCCAAGAGAGGCCGGCCACCGCCGCGTCGACGTAGGCCGTGCTCGCCTTGGCGGCGAGATCCGTGGTGAGGTTCGTGACGTCGGACTGCGCGTGCGTATGGCTCGCGGCGGCCTTGCTCGCGAGGTCCGCTACGAGTCCGGTGACCTGGGACTCCGCCAGCTCCAGCTCATCGTCGCCCCCGCTCTCGTGGGATGCCGCATGCGCGGCAGGCGCGGTGGTGCCCGGATCGTAGACCGTGGTCCAGGCGTCGTTCGTGGCGTTCCGCTTCCGCACCACGCTCGTCGCGGGGTTGAACCAGTCCCGATATGCGCCGATCGCGCCCGGATCCGACGCGGAGACGACGGCGGACGGTGGCGCCGCGGTATGGGGAATCGATTTCAGGTCCACCAGATCACTCCGGGCATACGGTGACAGGTTCGCCATCGACGAAGAGCGGCTCGCCGTCGAGCTCGAGCGGCGGACACCATTCGACGTCGTCACGCTTACTGGCCGTGACCACCTCGCCATTGTGGGTCACGACCTGGCCGTCGTCGTCCCAGACCGGCTCCAGCTCGAGCGGGAACGTGGTGGTCAGCGTCCGGATCACGGTCGCGCCGTCCTCGCCGGCATATTCCACGCGGAACTGGACGTCGGTCTCGGCATCGTCGAGCCGGAGCGCGACCGACGTGCTGGCCGACCGCCACCCCTCCTCGTTCCGCCACGGCGCGCCCTCGAAGAGCCCGTTGCCGATCGGGGGCGTGACTTCGTTCCCCCACTCCTCGCCCGGCAGCCGGACCCGGTAGCTCACGCGCCGGATCCGGAGCTGCGGGTCGCGCAGCCAGAGGTTCGCATAGCCGATTTCGTTCTGGGCGTCTTCGAAATCTTCGAGGTCGAGCACGGGCAGGACCGCGAGCTGGCTGTCCGCCGGCGTGCCGGCCTCGAGCACCGCCTCGATCGGACCGATCCACGGGGAGGGCAGGTAGCCGTTCCGGACGTGCCGGATCCAGTAGAAGACCGGGCAATCGTCGTCGGGGGCGTCGGGGTCGTCGAACGTGGTCGACCCCACGGGCGCGGTGAAGTACGCGGGCGGCGTGTCGGCCGCGCAGCCGTCGGGGCCGAACTCGCCGGCATCGCCGACGTAGAAGGTCTCGCCGTTCTTCTCGGGATTCCGGGTGCGCGCGATCTCGAAGCTCCATTCGTCGCCGGCCGCGAAGAGCGCGAGCCGGGCACTGGAGGGCGTGATCTGCGCCACGCCGGCTGGCCGCGGGGCGGTGCCGAGCGCGGCCGTGTCGTCGCCGGGGAAGTTGAGCGGCGGCCGTTCCGGTTGGACGTGGAAGATCAGGGCCGTATCGCGGAAGCCATACTTCTCCTCGATCGCCTCGACCTCGAACGCACCACCGGGGGTCACCGGCTCCCGGACGTCCAGGATCCGAGTGGGCAGACCGTCGAGCGCGAGGAGCGGCCAGGTCAGCTTCACCATGCTGCCGGGATGGAGGCCCGGGATCGTCCGCTGCATCGTCCAGCGCATGGCCTTCAAGGGCCGCGACCGCGCCAGCAGCTGGCTCTCCACGAACCGCTGCGCCGTCACGTCGTCCATGATCTGCGGCACCTCGAGCGTCGCGGAGCGGTTTTCGCCGAGCGCGTGGAACAGCGCCTCGTTGAAGGCGGTCGCGACCGCGTCCTCGAACCCGGCCCGCCGGGTGCCGGCGACGAAGCTGATCAAGAGCGGCTCCGCGCTGTCGAAGTCGATCGAGTCGGCGCGGCTATCGAGCCGGAGGACGCCGGTCGAGCTCACGCTGTAGTCGTCGGCGTCGATCACGTTCCCGTCCTGCGTCACCACCACGCTCGTGGGGGAGGCCCCGGGCATCTGATAGGCCGCGCCCTTGACCGCCGGACCCAGCTCGTAGTCGGTGAACACCTCGTCCCGGAGCGAAGGCTTCCAGCGCCGATAGGTGACGCGGAGCTCGTTCACGAGCTCCATGCCGTGCGGCATCTCGACCACGAGGCTGTCGGCGTTGTCGGGCGTGATCGAGGGCAGGAGGCTGACGTCGTAGTCGGCGCGGAGCAGCGCCACTTCCCAGAGCCCGGTCTCGCGGTTGATGTAGGGGATCGCCTCCGCCACCGTGGCCAGGTCCTCAAGGAGGTCCTCGGCGGGATGCCGGTCCGACCAGGTGTGGGAGAACTGCCGGCCTTCCGCGGCGCACACCGCCGCCGCCGCCTGGAGGTTCGTCAGGTTGACGCCGATCGGGGTGTCCGGATCCTTCGCCATGCCCCAGGTGGGGTTGGTAATGACCTCGAACATGCCGTCGATCGGGTTGGCGCCGTGCAGGATCCCGGCCCCGCTGACGCCGGTGGGAATGACGGAGGCGAGCACCCGCGGCGGGAAGGGCCGCGGGTTGGTCCCGTGGTAAAACTTGCCCTCCTGGGTGAAGACGCCCGGCATGTAGAGGAATGCCTGGGATTCGTCGCCGCCCGGCAGGACCTCGATACTGATCGGGCCGAGGATGACTTCGGACCATGCCGTGCGCCAGTTGGCGAGATAGGTGAGGCTCAGGTAGGAGACGTTGCCGTAATCGTCCTCGGAGGTCTGCGGGATCGCCGGCGAGGTCCAGTCCACCGACCCGCTCAGCGGGGCATCGTAGGCGACCGGGCGGGCCCCCACGTCGAAGGTGTAGCCCCAGCTCCACCCACTCACGTATTCGGGGCGGACGTACGTCTTCTCCGAGCCGATGCTGACAGCCCCTTGAAATCCACAGAGGCCGCCCGGGCCGATCGTGTCGAACCCGTTCGGGAAGCGGAAGTGATAGGTCCGGGTCCGCGTCCAGTTGAAGCGGATCCGGACCTTGTCGCCGGGCCGGAGGCAGGTGATGCGGTGGGCCACGTGGTTGTACGCCTGCGTGCAGCCGAAGCACGTCTGCCAGCAGTTCGCGAAAATCATGGTGCCCGCGGGGGCCGGGAGGATCGTCAGAGCGCAGTTGGGACACCCGACGCCGCCACTCACCACACCGGTCAGCCGGAAGCCGGCCTGACTCCCGGATGGCGGCACGAGATGCACCCCCGCGGCATCGGCCGCGTAGACGACGCCATCATCGCAGCGGATCTGGTGCGGGGCCTGCTCCTGGATCAGCGGGTCCGGGAAGGTGGCGCCGAAGCATTGCAGCTCGCCGTTCCCGATCGGCGCGGCGCCGCCGCCGCCCGCCGCGATGCCATCGAAGGGATTGTTGTCCGTCGACCATTTGAACGGCTGCATCAGGTTGACGAACTCGCCGGTATCGGGCGGACACGGGAGCGCCACCCCGCCCAGCACGATGTAGGCGATGTCCGGCCAGGCCGGCGTGTAGTCGGCGCCCCACATGCCGCGGAGCGGCGCACAGACCGCCTGATCCCGGCCCCCGCCGTGCACGCACATCCGGCCGGCGATGCCGCCCATGCCGTCGCTGGTGTCGATCCCGCCGAACCAGCCCAGGGCGTTGATCATCTCCTCGAGGAAGCCGTTCGCGGCGAGGGTATGCGGGAGCGGCACCGACAGGGCCGGACCGAGCGGCGCCAGATCCCCGAAGACTTCGAGGCCCGGTTGCGCGTCCAGGTCATGGCCGGTCGAGGCTGGCGCCGCACTCAGGTGCAGATCTTCCCAGAGGATGTCGTGGATGGTTTTGAGCGGCCCATGGCAGAGCGGCCCGACGGCGTTCGCGTAATACAACGTCCGTTGATTGAAGATCCGCCGCGTCACCTGCCCGAACCAGACGAAGTTGGGCGCGAGCTCGGCGACGCCGAGGACGATCGGCAGCGCTTCCCCCTCGGTGGTCCGCGGCAGCTCGAACTTTTCCTTCCGCACCGATTGCCGATGGCTGGATTGCCGGAACAACACCTTCGACAGGATGGTGGCCGCGACGTAGCCGACGATCAGCCAGGGGAACGGCATCAGGGCCTCGGCGCCGGGTCGGTGGTGGTGCCCTGGGGCGTCGAGACTTCGACCGCGAAGCCGAGAAAGCCGGTGCCCTCCATGTAACTCCGCTCCGGATTGCCGAGCGGCATCAGGCCCGTGAAGTTCTCGACGTTGTCGTAGCGGGCGAGGCAGGTGGTGATGAGGCGGTCACAGCCCGGATAGAGTTTGACCGCGTCGCTGATCGCGAGCGCCGGATTGGGATCGAGCAGGACCACCTCATCCCCGCTGCCGCGATACTGGATGTAGCCGGCGACGACCGCGCCCTTCCAGAGCACGCCCCCGATGAAGCGCGTGCCGTCGGATCCCTCAGCCGCGAGGACCCCGTCGACCGTGATCCGCCGGCCGTCCTGGACATTGATCGCGGTGATCGTGCTCGTGAACGCGAAGCTCTCCAGGTCCACCCGGCAGAGATGATCGCCGAGTTGGTTCTGGCAGCGCTGGCTGACGGCGATCCGTGGCACCTGGCGGCGGAGCGCGCCGTCCATCCGCTCGACTAGCAGCGTCAGCGTGTCCGCGCCGGCGTCGGCGGAGCGGATCTGGCTCACCACGCCGCCGAACCCGACCCACGGGTCGTCTTCCTCGCGATGCTCCGTCAGCACGAAGACCCGGACCTCGCCGCGGAGCAAGCTGCCCGGCTGCAGCACGAACTGCGCGACGACGGAGGACAGCGGAATGGCGATCTCGAGCTCCGTCCGCCCGGACTCCGCGCCCTGCACCAGGTCGTTGACCGTGATCGGCTGCGGGGTGTAGAGATCGCCGCCCACGGTGGTGGCCCGATCCCCGCTCGTCCAGTAGACCGCGGTGCCCGCGTACTCGATCGCGAGCAGAGTGACGGGCGAGCCGCCGCGGCGGGTTACCTCGCGGAGCTCGTAGCTCATGGCGCGGCCACCGCGTAGGGTTCCTCACGAAACGCGAGCGCGGCACGGGCACGACCCGCGGTGAGCCAGTCCAGCGTGACCGGATCGTCCTCGAGCACCATGAGGCGCCGGAAGGAGACCAGGCCGTGCCGCGGCGTGAGGGTGACGCCGGCGGCCGCGTTCAGGGTCAGCGTCTCGGTCCCGTCGAGGTTGTCGACGGCGTTGGTCACGGTGCGCGCCACCACGCTACCGCCCGTCGAGGCGAGCAGCGCCAGGCGCCGGCGCGCCGCGAGCGGGAAGCTCCGGGCGGTGTAGTCGCATGCCTCAATCACGAGCGCGGTATCCGCGGGCCCCACGTCCGCCGCGGGCACCAGATCCGCCTGCCAGCTCGGCACCCAGCTCGGCGTGAGCGCGCCGAGCACCGCGTCATACCAGTCCCAGACTGTGGCGACCTGGTCGAGGCCGAGCAGGAGCAGCGGATAGGCTTGCGTGGCCCGGCCCTCGTCGCGGCGCGCCGTGCGGTGGGCGGCGCCGGCGACGGCGGGATCGACGAGGATCACCGGCCGGGTGAGCGTGTCCTCGATGCCGCGATCGGGAATCGGGGCGAAGTCGGGTGGGGTATCGTCCGGCTGGCCGATGCTCTCCGGCACGGCGAGCGGATCCAGCGCCAGCGTGAGCTGGATCCGCGAGACCCGGGCGCTCGGCCGCGCGATCGTGAGCCCGTCCACGAGCCGCCCGCTGTGCACCGGGATCACCAGCGTGCCCGCGGGCCAATCCCCGACGAGATTCTCGCCGCAGGTAATCGAGGAGCCGCCCACCGCGTCGATCGTCCGCTGCTCGTATTCGTCGGGGGTCCGGACGATCAGGACTTCCTGGCCGGCGTCGAACGGCCGGGATCCGGTGGGGCAGGCGAGTATGGCCTGGCCCGACGCGGCGTCGCTGGTGAGCCGCGTGCTATACGGCCAGGCGGGACAGCCCACCGACTCCAAGCTCCCGGCCGCGAGCAGCTGGTCGACGCGTGCCGCGTGCCGCGGGCTGGTGCAGACGATGGTGTACTGGTAGGTCCGCCGCGCCCGCGTCCGATGCTGGCGCCGCTGCTCCTGCAGGGACCAGGAGGGGACGACGTCCGTGAGAAAGGCGCGCGTCTCCCGGAACGTGCCGTCACTCCAGCGGAAGGGGAGCGGCGTGCTCATCGGGGCCGCCCGATCGTCTGCCCGATCGCCTTGCGATTCGCGCGCACGAACTTCATCAGGGCCCGCTGGCCCGCCGGCGTCTCGAGATGGCTGAGCACGAGCCCGTCGGCGAGGCCGAGCTCCCCGCGGAACGCGAACTCGCCGGGGCCCGCGCCACCGCCGGCGAAGACCGGCCCGCCCGTCGCGAACTGGCGCACACCCATGGTCCGCACCGGAGGGGCCGGCGGCAAGCCACCCTGGAGGGCTCGGCGCCAGGCGAGGATCGCCCCATGGCCACCCGCGGCGCGGACTTCTTCCGGCGTCAGTACGTGCTCACCGGGCCGGAGCCAGGCCGGCACCGTATCGCGAAGCCCGAAGCCGGGCACGGCCCCGCCGCGGGCAAAGCCGGAGGCGAGGAGCGAGCTCCCGAGCCCGGCGATGTCCAGCACCGCACCTCCGGCTTGCGCGGCCGCGAGGGCGGCGGCGGCGCCGCTCAGCGCGGCTGCGGACGAGAGCAGAATCGCGCCGGAGGAAGAAAGGGCCGCACCGGAGGTGGTGAGCGCCGGCGCGGCCGTCACGAGCGTGGTGCCGGCCGCGGTAAGGGTCGCCCCGGCGGGCGCGAGCGACGCACCGGCTGTGGCCAGCTGCGCCACGGCATCGCCGCGGGAGAAGAGCAGGTCGGCGATCTTCTTGGCGAAGAAATCCGAGAGCGTGCTGATGATGGCGTTGAGTCCAGCCTGGATCGCGTCCAGCGGCTTGGTGGGATCCCGGAGGAAGTCCGCGATGCCGCCCTCGACGTTGGTTTCCAGGCTCGACTTGAGCTTGGCCATTTCCCGGGCGGCCAGATTGGCGTTGGCCGCCATGGTCTCGAGCTCCGCCCGGAACGCTTTGGCCTGCTCGATCGCGGCCGGCCCGAGCGAGGCCGCCATGCGATCCGCCTGATCGGCCAGCGCCGTCAAGACCGGGAGCCGGGACTGCTCGAGTGCCGCGATCGCGACCTCGCCCTGGCGTTCCGTGATCGACCCGGTGAGGACGAGCTGCTGGATCCGCTCGCGCTGGCGGGCCACGTCGTTTTGGACCCGCTGGGCCTGGTCGAGGACCGCCTGGAGCCGCTCCTTGGCGGTCTTCTCTTCTTCGGTGGCCGCCTTCTCCGATTCCCGGCGCTGTTCGATCCGGAGCTCGAGGAGCTCGCGCTCCAGCTGGATCCGCCGCTGCGCGATCCGGCCCTCGATGGCCGACTGATCACCGGGCTCGGCATGCGCCAGCTCCTTCTGCAGACTCGCGATCTCGAGCTCGGCCATCTGCTTGGTGAGATCGCGGCGCTTCGCGAAGAAATCCTCGACGGTGATCAGCCGCTGATCGTAGGAGTCCTTGAGCTGGACCTCCTCGAGGCGGAGCTCCTCCTGCTGGGCGGCGAGCTCGGTATCGCGGAACCGATCGCGTGTGGCGGAGGCACCCTTGACGGCCTCCTCGAGCCCCTGATCGAAGGCGCCCGGTACCGGCTTCCCGAGCTCGGCTTTCCGGGCGTTGATGTCCCCCAGCTGCTGGTCGATCTCGCGGAGCCGCCCCCGGAGCTTGCTCAGATTCTGCGTGACGGAGGGATCGACCAACGGGAAAATCGGCTGGCCCTGCGCCGTTTCGCGGAGCGGCTGCTGCTGGCTCGCCGCGCGCTGTTTCCGCTCCGCCTCTTCGAGGGTCGCGATCTGCGCGACGACGGCCTCCCGCTGCCGGTTCAGGGCCTTCGTGCCCTCATCGAGTGCGCGGGTGTTCCCGATGCCCTGCAGGAACTGCTGGTAGTCTCGGCGGCCCTGCGACGCGGCCTGGTTGAGCGCGGCGATTCCCGCGACGAGGGCGCCCACGCCCACCAGCGCCAGAAAGAAGGGATTCGTGACCAGCGCCCCGAGCTCGAGGAATTGGATCGCGCGGAATGCGGCGGCCAGCGCAATGAAGGCGGTCGCCAGGGCGGTGATGTCGGCGGCGAACCGCCGGAGATTGGGACTCTCGGCGAGGAAGGATCGGAACCCCTGCGCCACGTTGCTGAGCACGGGCAGAAGATCCCGGGCCAGCTCGAATGCCGCGCCCTGCAGCGTGCCATGGAGTAGCGCCATCTGATCCTTGAAGCGCTTCGCCGCCGCCACCGCGTCCCGATCGAAGACCAGACCGGTCTTCCGGACTTCGTCCGTGACCGCGGCGAGACCGCCCTTGCCGGCGATCTCGTTCAGGAGTGGGATCAGCTCCGAGCCCGCCTTCCCGAAGACCCCGATCGCGGCGGCCGCTTTGCGCGGCCCGTCGGGCAGCTGGTTGAAGGCGTCGATGGTCTTGGCGAGGGCCTGATCGACCGTGAGTCCCTGCAGGTCTTTGAGCGAGAGCCCGATGAGGGCGAACGCCTTGGCGCTCTCCTGCGAGCCCTGGGCCAGTCCCACCAGGCTCTTGCTGAAGCCCCGGAAGGCGACATCGAGATTGGCGATGTCGACGTTGGCGGTGCGACCCGCGAAGGCCAGCACGGAGAGGGTCTCGGTCGCGAGACCCGTCTTCTCGGCGAGCAACCCGATCGATTCCGCGGTGTCGACGACCTGGAGCGCGAAGGACGCCAGGCGGCGCGCGACCAGGAATCCGCCGAGGGCCTGCAGGCCCTTCGCCAGTCCCGACAGGCCCCCGGTGGCAATCTCGGCCGCCTTGCCGGTACGCTCGCCCGCTTTCGCGGTCTGATCGAGGGCCTGGCCGGCGGCGGACGCGGGCCCCACGACGGCGCGCAGCTGCGCCGCGAGCTCCTTGATCGCGGTGACGACGCCGGTGTCATCGGCCGCCAGTCGGACGGGGATTTCAATCGGGGCGGTCATGCGTCGTCAGGCGATCCGTCGTCAAGGGTGCCGGGAAAGGGCGGCGCCGGTTTCGCGTGCGGCTGATGCGGCGCCCACAGAGCCCACCGCAGAAAGTCCAGCGCCCACCACCATTCAGCCCGCTCCTGCTCCTGCTGCCGCCAGCACCGGATCCCGGCCACGACGGGCCAGTCGGCGATCCGCGCTACAGCTTCGGGATCGGAGCCGCCGAGCCGGTCGAGGAAGGCACCCCAGCGTCCGTAGCCGGCGAGGTCGTCGTCGGGGCGTCGGGGCTCGGGTCCGCCGCGGGACTCGCCGAAGAGGTCGGGGTGGTCTGCCGCCCACCGAGCCCGCTCCCGAAAAAACGGCCGAGATCCTCCGCCGCGAAGAGCGCCAGCTGCTGCTTGGTCGCGGTGTCCTCGACGTCCCCGAGCAAGCCCTCGAGCTCGGCGGCGCCGGGCCGGCTCCACTTCACGAGCTCGCCATTCCGTTCTTCGCGGAGGCGGCCCGCCAGGAACGGAATGACGCGGCCGGCCGAGAGCAGGCTCCGAAGCTCCTGGAGCAGCGGATCGCCCTCGGTCGCGCGCGCGGCCTGCACCAGCTCCTCGCCGAGGGTGGCGAGGACTTCGCCCAGGTAGGCATCCTGGGCGAAGCTGGTGGCGTCGGGGGCGCGGAAGGTGCGCCCCCCGATCGTGATGCGGTCGGTCATCAGCTGCCGGTGTCCTCCACCGGCGCCTCGACCAGTTCGTAGAACGGATTGTCAACCGTGCCGCCGAAGTTGCCGTCGGCATCCGACAGCACGTTGAGGACGAGGTCGTACTGCGCGAACCCGTCGGCGAGCATGTCGAACTGTCCGGGCTCGACGCTGCAGCGCCAGAAGGTCCAGTGCTGCTTGGGACCCCGCCGCGAGCGGTCGAGGAACTTGGCCTGCAGCTCGTAGGTGTTCTGGACGAACGCGGCCACCTTCTGCCGGTCATCGCTCGCCGCCTGATTGAAGGTGAAGACGACGTCCGCGCCATCCGGATCCAGCGTGGTGCCGGTCTCGAGCAGCTCGACCAAGCCGACCGCCGCGTCGGCCACCCGGTAATCGACATCGACCACGAGTGCCCCGCCCTGCGCGACTCCGGTGACCGTGATGAAGTTCCGGCCGAGGAAGTGGAAGCCGGCCGCGGGCGGCACGCTCACCGTCTGCCCGGTGAGGGCGGCCTGCCCGGTCACCGTGCTGACGACCCCGAGCAGCGCCGTCTTGAGGAGGTGCAGCGCATGCTCCGTCATCCGGAGCGTGATCTGGGCCTCCTTCTCGGTGATCTCCTCGACGTACTTCCCGCCCGCGCCGCTCACCCGGTCCGGCAGGTCTTCCTTCGTCACGGTGTGCTGGAGCTGGCCGCTCAGGATGTTGCCGAGCGACTTGAAGGAGCCCACGAGCTCGTTGGTGTCGGGATCGACCAGGCGATAGAAGAACTCGCCGTCGATCCGCTTCACGTTCCGCGGGTCCCGGGTCGGATAGGAGGGCATCGGTCAATCTCCTTCGAGAAGAGGCGGCTCCCCCGGCAAGGCCCGGGGATCCTGGGGATCGGTGTCGTAGAGCACTTCAAAACCCACCGCGGAGCGGATGTAGGTCTGATCCAGCGTTTCCTGGTCGATCTCCCAGGTCTGTTCGGCGATCTGGTGGGCGAGTCCCCCCAGCGTCTCGTCCGCCATCACCGCGCGGACCACCCAGGCGTAGAGCGCGTCCTGGGCATCATCGGGCGCCACGTCGCCGACGCGCTTGACGCCGAGCTCGGCGACGACCGTGAGCCGGCGCGTCGCGATGACCCGCGCCGTTTCCCCGGGCTGGCGCTCGACATCTTCCCGGGACCCGAAGACCCGCACCTGGTTCGGGCTGTCGCTCTTCCGGGTCCCGTGGCGGAAGACCACGGTGTCGGCGGGAATGCCGGCGCCCGAGATCGCGGCGACGATGGCGGCGACGATCTGATTGCGGATCGTCATGTCTCAGGCTCGTCGGGTTGCTCGAGCACGATCCGGGTCCAGCCCGGCGACTCATGGCGGAAGTCGAGCACCTGCCAGGACACGCCACCCACCCCAATGGCGGCCCGGAACGCGAGCGCCGGCAGGCTGTCCCGCGGAATTAGCACGGTCTCGAGCTCGGCGTTCTGGCCGACGGTCTCGCCGGCGAGGATCTCGCGGGTGACCCGCCGCGGAATCCCGCGGACGGTGACGCCATCCAGGACGACCGCGACCGAGAACGGCGTGGCGCCATCCTGGATGAGACCGGCGAGCTCGGTCTGCAGCATCGGACTACTTCCGGCCCTTCCGACGTCCGGCCGGCCTGGGGTCCCGCTCCTGCAGCACCTCGACTTGCGAGAGGCTGGTCAGGGTCGGCGGGGGGGACAGAGGCGGCTCCTCGATGTAGAGCGCGGCCGCGTCCGACATGATCCAGCGGCGGGCCCAGTTCTCGGTAACCTCGACCACCTCTCCCGCGCTGTAGTCCCGCCCCTCGTAGCACTTCCCGCGGGAGAGGACGATCCGGACCATCTTCATGCACGAACTCCCTTCCACCGGGACGGCGCGCCAGGCGAGCGCGCGCCGGATCCCAGGCGGGTGGAGGGTGATTACGAGTCGAGCGTGTTGGTGAGCCCGGTCGCCTTGGCGAACGCTTCGGGGTACCGGGTGTTGAAGTCGGCCAGGTAGAGGCCCGTCACGTTGACCAGGCCCTGCCGGGCGCGGGTGAACATGTCGACCGTGAGGTCGATCGCTCCCCAGTCCGCGGCCAGCGCGCTCGACCAGGCCCCGAAGAGCAGCCCGTGCTTCGTGCTGCTTTCGAGGGTCTTGGACACCTGATTGGAGGCGAGGGCGCGGTAGCCGTTCATCTCGCCGTCGACCCCGCCGGTCCAGAGCGGCACGCCGTTGCTGCCGGCGAACATCTGGGTCGACTTGGCGCGGCCCTTGATCTCGGGCGTGGTGACGTAGCCCATCGTCCCCACCGCGGCGTTGTCGGCCTCGACCGCCGATTCCATGGCGACGACGCCCGGGAAGGTGATCGCCCCGCCCATGGCCACCGAGTTGACCCCGGTGATCCCGTAGAGGCCGGTGATGTCGCCGGAGCCCGGGCCGTGGAGGCACTTGTAGTCGAACAGCAGCGAGATCACGGCCAGGATGTCGTTGATCACGAGCTGGTCGATCGCCTCGACCGACTGGGCGAGGAGCTGCTTCGAGTACGCCTGGGTCGACGCCAGATTCTTCGGCGTCCAGTTCACCTGGTCCAGGGTCATGTTGGACTCGGAGAAGTCGCTGCCCGGGTTCTCCGCGACTTTCGCGGCGGTGCCGGGGGTGAGCTGCTTCGGCAGGGCGAGATTCCCCTGGAGACCGGAGAGGAGCGGCGTCCCCATCCGGAGCACCACGGAGAGGTTCCGGAGCACGTCGATGAACGGCCCGGCCTCGGTGAAGACCATGTCGGCGCCCGTGGTCGACCCCGCGACGCTCAGGACGGTGCGCTGCTGCAGCCCCGGCATCCGGAGGCCGGCGAGCCGGACGTTGTTCGGGATCAGGATCCCGGAGGACTCCCGCTGGAGCTTCTTGGCGACCGCCATCGAGATGGCGCGCTCATAGCCCGCGTTGGCCCAGTTGCCCGTGGCCATGGCCACGAGCGCGCGGCCGATCGAGAACGGCTTGTTCTCGCGCTCCGGGAGATCGAGCGCGGCCGTGGTGGGGTTCTGGATCTTGTTGTCGAGCTCGGCCTGGCGCTCGAGCAGGATCTCGCGGGCGACCTGGTCCGGCGAGGCGCCGCCGGTGACCCAGGCTTCGACCTTCTCCTCCGCGACCGTGAACCTCGTGCCCAGCTTCCGGATCTCGTTGACCCGGGTCCGTTCCGCCGTGCGGGCCTGGTCGGCCACCTGGGCGGTGTCGGTCTCGTTTGCCATGACCTTCTCCTTGCCCACGCGGGGCGGTTCACTGCCGGGGAGGATGCGGAACGGCACCGCGGCCCCGTCCGCGGAGCGATTGATGCCAACGGAGTAGTCCGCGGGAATCGCCACGGTGGAGCCCTCGTAGGGCGTCCAGCGCGTGACGCGATACCGCTTCATCGTGCCGGTCGTCGACTCGAGCACCTGGCGTTCGATGCTGTAGGCGATCGAGACCTTTTTTCGGATGTGGTCGAGGATGTCCTGGCGAATCTCTTGCGCCCGGGCGCTCTTGCTCATCCGGAGCATGGCTCGGAGCTTCCGGTCGCCGTCGACCGTCACCTCCTCGAGAATGCCGTGCTGCTCGCGCGTGTTGTGGCTGTCGAGGAACGGCATGCCATCGCCGGCGTAGCTCAGGTCCACGGCGTCACGGCCATGGTCCAGCACTTCCTCGTACCACGCGCCGTCCCACCAGTCGTAGCGGCGGACCGGCAGCTCAGAACTCAAGGCCACGGGGATCCGCTCGTCGTCCGCGGCTTTCGACGCGTCCGCACGGATCTCCAGGGTCATGACCCGGGTGAACCCCGCGCCCGCGGGCATGCGGTCAGCGCGCGGCGAGTCGGAGGGCGCGGCCGGCGTCGGTGCTATCGGTGGTGTCGGTGCCATCGGTGCCATCCTTGGTGGGGGCCGATCCTGGGACGGGCGGCGTGATCGACACGCCCGCCTCATCGGCCAGGGCCTGCTCCGTCTTCAGCTCGTCCAGGACTTCCTCGAAATCGCGCCCCATCCGGAGACACACGGACGTGCGACTGTTGATCCCCAGCTGGATCTCCTTCTCCGCGGCCTCGATGTCCTTGAGCGGATCCACCCAGGGCCAGCCGCGCGGCTGCCAGAGCACGGCCCCGACGTCCCCGAAGTTCCGGGTGCCAATCGCGAGCGCGCCGGCCAGCGCCGCCCACGCGCCCCAGGTCGCATAGACCCGGTCGCAGACGTGCTCGATCACGGTGTGCTGGAGCATTTCCCAGCCGTCCCGCTCCTGGAGCGAGCCGACGCGGGCCGAGGAGTAGTTGGCGTTCCGGAGATCGCCGGTGAGGGAGGCGTAAGAGACGTTCAAGCCGGCGGCGATCCCGCGGAGCACGGTGCCGGCGAACATCTCGAAGGCGGCGTTCGGATGTTCAGGCGACCATTCATGCACTGAGGTGCCGGGCCGGAGTTTCCAGAACGTGCCGGGCTCGGCGTCCATCATCGCCGGCGTCTCGCCCTGGCTGTCCTCTTCGTCCTCGACATCGTCTTCGGCTTCGGGATCGGTCGAGAAGAAGCCCATGGCGCTCGCGGCCGTGCGCGCGGCCACGAGCTCGGCCTCGGTGTAGCCGCCCAGCATGTTGGTATCGAGCAGGATCGGCGCGAACCACGGATAGCCGCGGGTCTGCCCGGGCCGCATCATGGCGTAGAGGTGCACGATCTGCTCGGCCGGGATCCGCTCATGGGTCCGCGGGCCCGGGGTCAGGTCGAACGGATGCCGGGTCCAGAACCAGTAGGCGACCGGCCGCCCCCAACGATCGAGCTCGACGCCCATCCGGATCTCGTTCTGGGTCCGCGTCTTCTGAGTGTTGAGCTCCTGATCGCAGAGATCGGGGTCGATCATCTGCACGGCGAAGCTGTAGGGATTGCCGAAGCCCCCGACCAGCCGGAGGAAGACTTCGCCGTCGGCCGGCCAGGCGCGCGCGGCCAGTTGCTGCTGGCCGATCCAGCTCTGGCGGCCATCCACCGACGCCGACGCCGGCCGGCCCCAGTCCTGCCAGGCGTCCTTGATGGTGGTGTTGAGCGTCCGGTGCATCCGCCCGCCGAGCTTGTTGGCCGGCTGGGCCTCGATGCCGTACATCCCGATCACATTTTCCGCCACCAGGTTGACGAACCGGCTGGCGTACGGGTTGTCGCGCACCAGGGCCCGCGCGCGCGCCCGGAGCTTCATCAGGTTCCAGCGGATGTCGCGATCGGCCGAGGTGGGTTGGGTGACCCAGTCGCTGGTGAGGCGGGAGACGCCGGCGCCGGCGAAGCGCTTGTGCTTGGGCTTGGTCGTCCGCCGCGGCTTGCCCGTCCGCGGATCCGGCAGGTTCAGGCGGATCATCCGAAGCCGACCTTCACCGGACGGCCCACCGTGTTCCGGCCGCGCGACCGCAACGCCCGGAGCTCGGCGCGGTAGAAGCCGAGCTGCTTCCGGAGCTCGGCCACGCCGAGCTTCTGGATGCCGTGGTTGTCGACCTGGTAGCCCTCGGCCGCTGCGCCACCGCCGGCGGACGCCGGCAAGAGACGCCGCTCGAGCTCGGCCTTGATCGCGGCGATCATCTTCTCGGCATGGAGCTCGCGATCGCCGGCGGCCGCCGCCTCGAGGTTCGGACGGACGACCAGGATGCCGGATCCGACCTCCCAGGCGTTATCGTCGGTGTCCGTGAGGGTCGCCACCCACTCGTAGCGGCCTTCGGGCAACTCCGCGGTCGCGTCGCTCGGGATCGTGACCTGATACTCGCCATCGACGACGACAACCCAATCCGCATCCCACGCGAGCGCGCCCCCACCGCGGATCGCGTACGCGAGCGTCCAATCGTCGGGCGGCGTGAAGTCGGTGCACGGCGTGCGGCGCCAGGCCCAGACAGAGCCAGCGCGAAGCACATCGGGTTCGCCGAGCGGTGGAGTTGGCGGCACGGATGAATGGTGGGAACCGACCGTGCTACCCCGCCAACCGACATGTTGGTCAGGACACTAACACGCGCGTTTCGACGGTCGAGCGGAGGAGGTAGGTATGGCTTCGGCCGTCGGTCGGGCCGGACTCCAGATAGCCGAGCACCACCAGGCGCCGGATGGCGCGGGAGGCGTCGGGAAAGTGCAGGTGGGCCGCGCGGCCGACGACCCGCACCTTGAAGCGGCGTGGTTCGTAGAAGCTCAGCGCCTCCAGTGCCACGCCGTAGACGATCAGATCGGTCCGCCGAAGCCGCCGATCTTTGAGGGCCGCGATCGGGGCGGGGATCACCGGCGCCACCCCTGGACGAAACTCCGCTTCTTCCGGATGAGCTGTTGTGCGCGCTCGTTGACCTTCACCTGGGCCGGCGTCGGGGGCGGTGGCTCCGGCTCCGCCGGCGGCGTGACCACGGGCTCCTTCGCGGGCCGCCATTGGCGGAGCGCCTCACGCACCGGTCCGAGGATCAGCAGCGCGGCGTACGCGTACACCCAGCAGTCGAGCGCCTCCCCGCGGTATCCCGGCTTCCGCTCGTAGACCGGTACCGGTCGACCGCGGCGGTAATGGATGTGCCGGACCTCACTCGTCAGCTGGCGGAAGTACTCCGCCGTTGTCGGCATCGGGAAATGCGGCGCTTCGGGATGCCCGGGGTCGAGCCGGAGTCGGGCGAAGAGCGTGTCCTTGATCGCCTCGGTGCCGAGCATCCAGAGTCGGACCTTCACCTTGCTCCGCTTGCCCGGCGGCGCGATCGCGGCCTGGCCGGGCTCGCTCGAGCCCTTGATGCAGTGCACTTGCTGCTTCGCGCGCGCCTTGCAGTACCGATAGACCTCATCGGTATGATGACCACCGGAATCGACGGCCGTGGCCCGGATCCGGAGCACCTGGCCGTCCGCCCGCCGCCATGCGCGCCGGCGGACCAGGTCCAGCTGCGTCCAGACCTCCTTCGCCTCCGGCGAGCCCCAGAGCGTCTCGTGCCGGATCTGCCAGGGCGCTTCGTTGGGACCCCAGCCCCAGATCGTCGCCTCGAGGCGATCGCCCTGGACGTCGACGCCCATCGTCAGGATCCGGACGCCCTCCGGCACCTCGGCGGGATAGACCTCGCGCCGGGCCTCGAGCGCGCCGGCGTCGACCGCATCGCCCTCGCCCGCCCAGGTCTCGGCGAGCACGGTGTTGACGAAGCCCTGCATCTCCTCCGGCTTGCCCTTCGCGGACAGGAACTTCTCGACGATCTCGGCCCAGGTGATGAACGGCGAGTAGAGCGCGTTGATCCAGAACCCCGCCACCTTGCCGCGCGATCGCGCGGGGATCCATTTCCCGCGGCGCAGCATGTCGGTCTTGTGGAGCTCCGGGATCCTGGCCGCGCAGCCGGCCTTCACCTCGCCCGTCTTCTCGTCCACCTCGCCGCACCGATACGCCGCGGTCTCCGGCTTGCCGGGCTCCCAGATCAGGTTCCGCCAGAACAGCCGCTGCGCGAGGCCACAATGCGGGCAGGGCACCCAGAACGTCCGCTGATCGCTCGCCTCATACTCCCGGTCGATGCGACTGAACCCCTGGAGTGTCGGAGTGGACACGTCGATCTCCTTCCGATTCCAGAAGGTCGTCTGTCGCGCGCGGAGCAGGGTGAGCGGATCGCCTTCGCCGGCTTCCCCAACATGCTGGCCCTTGCTGGCGCCACGGGCCGAGGCCGGCCAGGCGTCGATCTCGTCGCAGAGCAGATAGGGCGCCGGCCGCGCGCGCAGGCCCGCGGCACTGTTGGCGCCCACCATCGCGACATACCCGCCGCGGAACATCTTCCGCTGGATCTCCTGGCCCTTCTCACGGCGGTTCCCCTCCGGCGTCATCACGCCTTTGAGCACCGGCGTGTCCCGAAGCATCGGGTCGAGCCGCTCCTTCGACCACATCTTCGCCAGGTCGACCGTGGGCTGGGCGAGGATGACCGGCCAGGGGTTGAGGTGGATGATGTGACCCAGGCAGTTGTTGAGCACCTCGGTCCCGCCGCACTGCGCGGGCTTTTTGAAGACGATCCGCTCGATCAAGGGATCGGTCCATGCGTCCATGATTTCGCGGAGGAAGGGTGCCCGGTCGGTATGCCAGCGCCCTTCGCTCGCGCTCGAGACCCGGGACAGCCGACGATAGCGGTCGGCCCACTCGCTCACGGTCATCCGCGGGGGCGGGGAATAGATCCGCCGGCGGATGGCCCGCTCCCGATGGCGAACCTCGCGGTGCCCCTCGAGCTCGAGCGGGGTGGCGGTCATGCGGCCGTCTCCTCGGCGTCGTCGAGCGGGATGTCCTCGGCGCTCTGGAGCTCGGCCACGATCTCATCGACGAGCGGAACGATGCGGCGATGCGCCTCGGCGGTGGTGGTGCAGCCCACCAGGTAGGGGGCGAGGCGGTGTGGAAGCGCGATCAGGTGAGACCGGACCCGGCTGGAGGCGTCGAGGTACGTCGACTCCCATTCCTGGACGGTCATCAGCTCGCGGCGCATCTGGGCCAGGCGGAGTTCCTCCTGTTGGGCCTTCGCCATCTCGCGCCTGGCCTGTGCGACCTCGTACGAACTGTCTTCTTCGCTATGGCGCGCTTCCTCGATCTTCCGATGCCAATACCAGCGATTGAAGTCCGGGAATACAAAGAAATCCCGACCGTCCCGAGATTCCTTTGGGCAGCCGGGTTCCTTGGCCAGGTGGCCGATCGCCTGCGCGGTCAGTCCCATCACGTCGGCTGTCTGCCGCCGCGTCAGGGACCGCACGCTCAGTGGATCGACGGCGGCGCGCGCCACCAAACCTCCAGCCGGAAAAGGAAAGTCATCCTACCGCGTCTCGTATGTGAAACTGCTAACCGCGCGAAACCGGTTCAAGCTCCGATTAGTCCTCCCA